TTTTTGATTGTTTTTCTAATCATAAACAAATATAATAAATAAAATTAAAGGGCAAAAGTACTCTCTTGCCCTTAACAAATAAAATTATAACTTTAAAAGTTATGCTGGTTCTAAGCCCACCAAGTGATAGGTCTTATCTAAAGAAGGCTTTACAAATTCTGTGTAGATATCGTCAAAACCTTTTTGATTGGTTCTAAATGCAATACCACTCATAATAGCATTACGTTTAGCTTCAATATCCTTGTAGGTAAGCATGTGATTAGTGAAACGAGTAACTGCATTAAACAATCCATAAGCTGTTTCACCGTGAGTATTGTATTCAGTAGCCATTGCAGCTCTAAAATTGTTTAAACGATTCTTAGAACGAGCAAATTCTTCATTCCCTCCAATAATGTTTAGCAAAAATTCATCACTAATCTTAGAAGGAACTGTTGTGTTACTCATTAAGATCATAGTTTCAATTAGTTTCTCTTCTTGGAAGATAGAACTAGTTAATTGATTACTAATAACATTAATTCTTGCTTTAGAATTAGCTGTGTGTCTAACACGTTCCAAGTCTTTTAAAGCAGAGTAGAAAGTATTAGTACAAACTACTACTACGTTAGTGGTACCGAATCCAATAGGAGCTGAACCATCATGTGAAGTAAGAGCAGTTAAGAATCTTTTAGAATCTGAACCACCGATACGAACATCAGGTAATCCTAATTGAAAATAAACTTTGTTACCTCTTCCTAGCATACCTGCTCTTGAGATTTCTAAGTTCTGTTGGCCTGCAGCTTCGTAAAGAACCTCTGCTACCTCACGATTTTGCGTAGGGAAGTACTTACTTCCTACAATACCTAAACATTCTTTGGTATCATCTCTGAAAATACCAAAACCTTGTGTTTGTTGACCTTCTGGTCCAAATAAACTGTGTTTGCTTACCGTCCAATCGGCATTTGCTTGTTGTAAAATTTTTTCTACTGACATAATTAATCTTTTTTAGTTTCGTTAGTTTCGTTTGTTTCTTGTTCTGGCTCTTTGCCGTATTTTCTGATTTCTGTTAAAAGTAATCTTAGTTCTTTTAATTGACCTAATTGAGTACAGTAATCATATTCTGTATCTCCGTTTACTTTTAGTTCGTCGGTTCTTTTTCCGACATAATTAATTAAGAAGGCTCTAAACTGATAGTAGCCCATTTGATCTTTTAGTGATTCGTTGTTTAAAAATTCAGCCATTGTATTGTTTCTCCGTTTGTGTATAATAAAATTTTGTTAATTTCTTCAAAGTGGTCGCATTCCCATGTCTTTCCTTTATAAGAAGCAGACACAGGATGAGATGCTAATAACTTATGATGAGCATTACCGTTAACTAGTGGTGCAAATTGTTGTGCATCTTTACCCCAAAAGCAAAAAATAACTCCTGAACTATTATCAGAGATAGCTTTGATTACTGCTTCTGTAAATGGTTTCCAATAACTTAAATGACTGCCTGCCTTGTTCTTTTCTACGGTCAGTGCAGCATTAAGTAGGAATACACCTTTTTCAGCCCATTCATGTAGATTTAGGTCTTTATCGGGAAAGTTTAAATCATTTGCATAGATTCTCTCCTTAAGACAGTGATAAATCTGTTTAAGACTAGGAGGCATACATTCTACATAACGTGGACCAAAAGCCAAACCACAAGCTACAGGTTCTTCTTTATATTCATTAGGGTAAGGATCCATTCCCAAAATAACGACACGCACTTTGTCAAATGGAGTCAATTTAAATGCTTCAAATATTTCATCAGAATAAGGATAAACAGTAGATAGTGATCTTCTTTCCTTTAAATACTGACTTAAATTAGTAAAGTAATCTGACTCTATGATTGGTTGTAAGTGTCGATACCAATTATCTGGTATGTTAATTCGCTTTTGCAAGTTCATATTCTAATAAAGTAGCTTTTATGTTTGCGAGTTCTTTTTTATTTTTTTCTTCTTTGTCCCATTTACTAGCAAATCTTTCCCATTTACTTTGATCAAAGTCGTTTTTAAGTTCTTTGATAGTTATTGGTTTTAATTGAAAGTAATGACTTAACTCATCTTTAACTCTATCTAGTACTACTTTAAACTTTAAAGCATACTTAGAATCACATTGAAGTAAACTATCATGTGTATTGATAGCATGAATAACTGTGCTATGATCTCTACCTCCTATTAGTATACCTGTTTTCTTGTAGGTATAGTCTAAATAAATACAAAAGATAACCATGGCTTTCTTTCTTGCATCAACTGTATCACGCTTGCGACTTTGTGAAATAATATCTTCATAAGTAAATCCAGTTTCTTCATAAATAATTTTAAAAATAAGTGTCTCATCATCTGTAAGAGTTGCTCTAGCTAGACTCTTTACAGGATTGGTGCGTTTTACTTTAACAGTATTTACTGGTTTGTAACGAATCTTTTTCTCAAATCCTTTTCTATGGACTATTGTACGATAAATGCGCACGGCATCACCAGGTTGTCCACCCATTTTCTCTACAGCAAAGCTTATAGATTCTCTTATATAATCGTCAATAATTTGCATAGTTGTGTAAATTTTTCTTTTCCATGGTCTCTATAAATATCACTAGGGTCTTTACCTAACTCAGCATCGTGTTGCAGAAATGGGATATTATATCTTTCACTCATTTTCCTTGCTCCATTGATACCTGCATCGTCTGCATCAAACCATAAATATAGTTTGTCGAATCTACTTTTCAGTATCTCGTATGCATTCTCTGACATAGGGGTGTTCTCACTTCTTACAGCTACAGCATTAATTCCTGCTGAGTGTAGAGTCATAACATCTTTAAGACCTTTTGTAATTACTAATTTTGTTCCTCTTAAGGGTAACTGTGTATATCCTTCTAATATACCTCCGTATAAACTTGATCTAAATTTAAATTTCTTATTCCCTAAAGGTTTATAAAGTTTAAATTTATCTTTTTCTTTGTAACGATAACAAGGATCTTCGTTATCATTCATGTACCACATTACATTATTAATCCAAGCTCTATCTATTCTTTTAATATTATAGTAGTCTAAAATACTTGCAGAAATTCCAAACTGTCCCCAATAAGCTAAATCTTTATCAGTAAATGGCATTATTCTAATTTTTATATCTGCCGGTATTACCTCAGGAGGTTCAATTATTTCAGCTTCTAAGACTAGTTTGTTTTTGTCTTCAAATTTTAGATTAATAAGATTAAAGTCCGATTCAATTTTAGTTAAAATATCTGGATATGTGTATCCTGTAGCAAGCATTGCAATATCTAAAGGACTGTAATAACCGTTAGCCATTGCGTAATCTACAAAATAAAGATTACCAGTAGTTGTCCATTTAAAACAACAACCAGGCTGGGAGTCTTTCCTGAAAGGATTTCTGTATTTTTTACGAAGATTCACTTCTTCTTTAAAATAATACGCCATTATCCTTTCTTCACCTAGAAGTTTATACAATGCTTTGGTACTTAGTGGTATTTCAATTTCTTCTAGATTCATAATATAAGGGGGCCATTACGACCCCCTAAATTAGTTAAAACTCAAGAAAAGGATCAGTTGTTGAAGGTGTTGCAAAAGGATCAGTAATTGATTCGCTGCTTCCGAACATATCAGTTACAGTTTCGCTTTCGCTTTCTGCTGGTGCAGAGTCTGGCAAGAATTCTTTTAAGTCAAAAGAATTACCATAATAACTCTTAAATCCATACTCACCTTCTACGTTCTTTTTAACGTAATCACTAGGACGGTTTTCTACATTCAAGAAGATACCTGTGTAAACATCTTGATACTTGCTTTCTTTAATGCCAAGCAATGCTTTAACACCACCACCTAATTTATTAAAATGGTTAAAGAATGCTTCCAACTCTTTACCATCAGCTTTTGTTAAAGCTTCCCAATTGTCTAATACAAACGGTTTGGTTTTAGGACTAGCATTAGCATAAGCTTTCATCAAAGAATATACAGTCTCTTCACCTTCTTTTGCTTCACGAATGCTAGACTTGTCAAGACGACGACTGTCATCCCAACCTTTCATATTTTCACTCAACATAGCCAAGTTTTCAGCCCACGCAGTTTTAGTGAAGTTATCAATGAATTGTTTTTTGTCTGCTTTAGAGATACGGGTGTTGTTACTTACCCATAAAGAAAACTTACCTCTAAGTTCTATTTTACTAGAAGGGTGGTTAACATACCAAAAGTCCAAGCGAATGTTTTTCTCTGTAACATAGTTAGGAGATTTAACTTCATCTTGTCCTAAGATTTCTTTTAGGCGTTTTTCATCAGGGTTAACTGCAATGATTTGTAATGGTGCGAAGCCTGTGTAATATTTACGGCTTGAAAATTCTCTGGTTTCTAATTCGTTTAAGTTCATAGTTTTTTTGATTAAAGGGTTGCTGTTGTTTCTGTTGTTTTAGATTCTGTTTTTGTTTCTGATTTAGTAGCAAGAACCACTGGTGCTACGTCATCTTGGTAATACTCATCGATTATATTACATACTGTTTGTAAATCATTTGGCATAAGCGTGTTTTCAAACATACCCATAGGACTTTTGGCCGGATAGTTACGATAACGATTAGTTACAAAACTGTAAACAGGTACACCATCCTTATTTTCTTCTACGTGTGTGTAGAGAGCAATGGTAAATAATCCTTCTAATACAATTTGATTGTCTAATGCTTTGCCGATTGTTTTGATTTTTTGGCCAATCACTCTACCATCATCTTCAATGTTTTCTGAGTGAGTTACGTAAAAGATTTTAAGATTGTTTCTTAGTTTACGAGCAGTAGTCAATAGATTAGTAACATCTTTTGCTAAGTTTGTAAATTTAGAAAAACCAATCTCGTTAGCTTTACGCATCATCAAGAATGACATAGAGTAAATAGCATCGTCCATAATAATGTTTTTAATGTGAGGTGCTTTCTCATTGATTGTACCTAGTAAACCAATGATTTGAGGAATATCATCAACTTCCATATAGTTTTTGCTTTCTACGTTGTAGAGCTTTTCTGCTCCTCTGAAAGGCAATTCTTTACGGGCAACGTTAATGATAAACGTTTCTTTTGGGTTGAGGCTACGAATACTGGTAGATTTACCGGTACCGCTTGGGCCTACGATTGCGATTAATTTGCTTGACATTTTGTTAATTTTAATTTTGCGATTGTTCAGTTTCTATTAAGTGATCCCATCCATAGAATGAAGCAAAGTCGGTGGCCATCTTTTTCTTATCGTCGTTACGAATAATGCCTACACTTATAATTGCATCTACTGCTTTAGGGTTCATTTCAAGGTAATTAAGGAGCCAATCTCTGAAGTTTAGTTCTTCTTTAAGTGGCCATTGATATTTTTGATACCAATACTTTTCTGTTAAATCTACCTCTGATAAGGTAGTTCCAACTCTTCTGCACATTTCCGTGTAAATCTCTGTTAAATACTGATTCATAATTTAATAAAGTGTTCATAGTAGTTTTTGGTAGGGTTAGCCATTTCCTCGGCTCTAGGTAGTTCTTGAAACTCACCATTTGCACCGTTAAAATATAATCCTACCGCAGAATTTTCCAAGCCAAAATGCCTGTCCTTTAAAAATATCAAAGAACGATACTTCTGTCCTAGAAGAGACACATCATACCCACTATGTACCGGTATGTTATGCCTCGATGGATTAAACAGTCCTAATACTATCTCGTAGTCTTGCTGTACTCCTTTGTTAAGGTGGAGTTCTTCTAAAGATGGTTCAAGCATTTCCTCTATCAGTGCGCCTCTATTCGTGTATTGGGCTTTTTCTGAAGATGGTGTTTGCTGGTGAACGATAATGTTCGCCATCTTAAACTTTTTAGAAAACAATTCTAATGTGATGTCTTTGACCATATAATCTAAAGTCTGATAAGTACTCAAGCGAGATCTAGTTTCTGCCATCATCTCATTAGAAAGTAGACTAATGTGGTCTAAAATAAAAAATACCCATGTGTCATCGGATTTATAACGGTAACCAACAGTTACTTGTTTTCCATCGTACTCTTTGTATTCGTATTCTCCGATATTAGGGTCGTCAAAAAAAGCTTTTACGTACTTTTTAATTCCTGTAGGATTTCTGATATGATCTACCACTTCTACGTTATTCTGTAGTTGTTGGATAAATCTTTCAGCTCCTTTAACTTTTTCTAGAAGTTCTTGGTTGACTGTGTAATTACCAATAGACTTTAACTGAGATACGCTTATTGTTATTTTGTATTTTTCATAAAGATACATAGCAATAAACGATAGCCAAAAGTCAGTTTCTGATTCCTCTAATGCAAAATAGAATATTTTAGGTTTAATATTACTATTTACAGTTCGTTTGAAAATATTCATAATAGTGAAGTATTTTACGAACTTAGTCTTACCTACACCTGAGCCAGCTGTTATAGCTGTAATAGAACCTTTAGTAAAACCACCATACTTCTCCGCCAAGCGAGGAAAAGGAGGAAGAATAGAAGTTATACCTCCATTTTCTTTAATGGTCTTATTTCGCTCTATTTGACCTAATACTTTCTCAAAGTTTTGCATTAGATAAGATGCCTAGAACTATACCCTGTAGATTGGTTACCATTATCTTTGAATTGCTCACACCAGTTTGCTAAATCGCTTTGGTCTATGCCGTCAATTCTTTTTAAAATAAAGTAACCACATTCTCTAATATAAGTAAGAGAACCTTTTCTTCTTAAAGTATCTATGTAAAGGTCAGTAGCACCTAGAATTTCTTCTTTGGTGTATTTGTATTTAGTGATAAACTTATTCATCTTTGCTTGTACAGTACCTACGTCTGTAGTCTTAGCAGTAATTCCTATGTTTCTTGCACTAAACTTTACAATAAATTCTTTAATCCAAGGAATCTCTTTTGAATTAGATTCTACTTTTAAGGGAGGTAAGTTTGTAGGCTCAGCTAATTCTGGTGTCACTTCTACAACTTCTTCCTTAACAAGAGGTGCTGATACAGTTAGTTTACCAACTACTACTAAATCTTCTTTTTCTAGAATATCAGCAACCTTAGGATGCCAAGTTAGTCTAGAGTCTGACTGTAATAATAAACCGGAATCTTTCCAGTGTTTGACTAGTCCTTCATGCTCACACAAATCCCAAAGTACCTCGTAGAATGTTTTCTTCATTTTCTTTAACTTCTTGTCTACCAATTAAATTTTCCTCATTTTCAGAAACGAGGGTTACGAATTTACTACTTTCTTTTGTAGTTTCCAACTGTTCGTACCATAAATTTTCCTCATGCATTTGCTTCATTAAAAGGTAGTCTGGATGAGTAGTTAAAGACTCTCCATAGTGTTCAAATTCTGTCATAATATATCATAATAAAAGTAAGTTTTAAAAATAAGTTTAAAAGAAAAAGGGGATTTCTCCCCTTTAGTTAAAAATTGTAATCATTACATAGCTCTTTAAGAGTTTCTTTTGTATCGTCAGGTAATTCAAAGCAATCGTCTGGACTAAATTTATAAGGAATGTAAGTTTGTTGTGAACCGCAGTGAATAACTCCATACTCTATATAATAGAATAACTGAGCATTTTCTACTGATCGGTGACTTGTAGGGCACTTACCATCTAAAAGTCTTTCTCTTGCGTCAGTTACACCTCCGTCCCAAACTTCTTCTAAGCACATATTAACTCCATTTCCTGTTAAAGCTACATACAACTCAGGAGATAGAATTCCTTCCCATAAATCTTTTTCGTAAGTGTCTGGAGTGCCATAGTAAGGCTCGTAATTACATAAATAATCAGTGTCTACTTCGAATAAATTATAGTCTACGTACATGTTTTGAAGAACTGTTTCCTTTTCTTCTTCTGTAAATTTTTCTCTGTCTTGAAATGAAGAATAATTTAACCTACTAAAGGGAAGTTCGTCTATATATTCAGGAGTAAATTTAACAGTACAAGGAAAAGTTAACTGTTCGTTTCTTTCCATTAACATAACAAGCATATCTTCTGCAAAACAAAAAGCATTCTCCATAGAGTTGATGTGGATAACTTCATTGTTTGTATGTTCGTTAAGATAGCCACAACTTAAGTTAAGAGAAGATACTGCTAAACCTCCTTGACGTAAAGCACCAACATCTGTACAAATACCTCTAGCAAAAGAATAACCGTAAACATCTAAAATAGGTTTTACAATTTCTTCATGTTCTGGAGAAAATACTAGCACTCCGTTAGTATGTGTAATAAAGTCTGTAGTGAAAGAACGTCTGTCTAATTGAGTTACGATAATAGAATTGTCAAAGAAAGACATATCACAATTATGCGAACCAATACAACCTTGTTCTTCGCTATGGAATAAAACCATTTTACAGTTGTCTAGACGCTTAAGCATTTCTATGCCAAAGTAAAGACCTACAGAATCATCGGCACCAATACCACATTGAGCTGCTGTGTGATTATCAAAGCCAAAGATCCAATCTTTAGTCTTGATAATTTGCATATCTTGGTGATATTTTTGAGCTGTGTCATAATGAGCTACAACAGTAGGATAAAGTTCTGATTCTCCTTTAGTGAAATAAAGATTATCTTTTACTTTAACACCTTGTACTCCGGTATACTCTTTAATTAAGTCTAGCAAGAAATTAGCCTTAGCTTCATTTCTTACTTTATCATTAGTTGGAGATTGAAACAACATAATAGATTCTAGTAACTCATAGTTAGTTCCGAAATCTTTGATTTTGTCAATTTTTAACAAATCAGACTCATCGTTACTATAAGGATAATTCCAAGTAAAATCATCATAAGTATTAAATGATTTGTTGCTGTTCGACGCTAATGTCGATTGGTTGATTTGTGTTGTTTTCATTTTCTGTAATTGTTAATTGTTCTTGTTGTAATTCGTGTAATTTAGGATCTTCAGGATGATAATAATCTCCATCTATTTCCGTGTACTCGTGATATTCTGTTAAGAAATAACCATAGTCATTTTCATAAGACATAAGATCTGAATGGCCTTCCCAGCACTTACTTCCGTCAATTAAAGTGACACAAAGATCTTCTGGAATATGAGATTCCGTATATTCACAATAAATGGCATCGCTAGTTAAGAAAGTTTCGTCTAAAGCTTCTGAGTAAACACAACAGTCACTACATGCATACTGATTTCTGTACCTACCTCGAGTTATTTCTGATAAATCTTCTGAACATGGCACTGTATCTCCACAATGATCACAAGAGTATTCTTCATCATTTAAAGTTTCACGAGTTCCATCTATTTGATTAAATCTCCAATATTCTCCTTGAGGTTCATAGTTAGTCAACATTTCATCATCTACTGAATAGTATTGAAAACTGTCTAAATAAGGAAAAAAGTCAATTTTTGAAATTTTTGAATATTCAAATGGAATATCA